CGTTGGCTGAAGACCGAGTATTCATTGAGGACCCAACAAAAGTGTCAGACCAACCTGGTGTTAAAGTTGGTAAATATATTACAACTAACACTAAGTTCATTAGTGAATACACACCAGAAGGTTATCTAAAAATGACATTTGGTGGTGGTAATGTTTCGGCTGAAGAACAATTACGAGAATTTGCAAGAACTGGTAATTCATTTGATTTGAATAAGTACTCAAACAATCTAGCACTAGGTGCCGCGTTAAAATCAAACTCTACTTTGTTTATACAATACAGAATAGGTGGTGGACAATCAACAAACCTTGGATCAAATGTAATCACACAGATTGGTACCGTTTCATTTTTTGTCAATGGACCATCAGAAACAATCAATAAAAGTGTTATTAATACATTGAGATGTAATAACGTGACCGCTGCGATAGGAGGTGCGAACGCACCAACAACTGAAGACGTAAGGCAAATGGTTTCATTTAATTTTGCAGCACAAAACAGAGCGGTAACAATTAATGATTACGAATCAATAATAAAAACAATGCCGTCACAATTTGGTGCACCAGCAAAAGTTGCGATAACTGAAGAAAATAACAAGATAAAAGTTAAAATGTTATCTTATGATAGTAATGGTAATTTAACTGATACAATATCAAACACACTAAAAAGTAATTTATCAAATTATTTATCAAACTATAGAATGATAAATGATTATATCTCAATTGAGAGTGCAAACCCAATTGATCTATCTGTTGACGTTGACGTTGTCTTGGATGCAACACAAAACCAAGGTGCTATCATATCAAAATTAATTAATATTGTAACAACATTCTTTAGTCCAACAAATAGACAATTAGGTCAAAATGTTAATGTTTCAGAATTAAGACGAATTATCCAGAACGAAAATGGAATTGTAAGTATTTCGGATTTAAGGTTTTTCAATAAGGTTGGGGGTCAGTATTCTTCATATCAGACATCACAAAGGTATTCCGATTTATCAACAAAACAAATTGAATTAATAAATGATACGATATTTGCTGAACCAACACAAATTTATCAAATCAGATTCCCAAATAAGGATATTAATGTTAGGGTAATAAACTTAAAAAGTATAAATTTTTCATAATAAATAATATGTGATGAAAATAATAATAACTGAAAACCAATATAAACTAATCAAAGAAAACGTTTCTTTAAAAGAGAAGTTATTGGGTTTAATTAAAAAAGTTGGTTTTGAATCTGTTGTAAAGATTGTAGGATCCTTGGATAATTTATTTAAAATTTTTGACATCAAAGAACCGATGGACTTCTTAAATTTATTTAACGATCTGGAATCAGTTCAGAGCGAAGAACGTGAAGATTGGACGTTATATCGTTTTAAAAAAGGTCATAATTTTATGATTTACGATAGAAAAAATGAGGTTGTTTATATCAATTATTATGAAATTTGGTCAGTTTTGGAAGACAAATTTGGACTTAACTACTCTGAAACACAGGAACTTACAAAGAGATGGTTGGATGTGGTCTACAATTTAAGGGGAGTCACACCTCATAGTGTCTCTTTTGACGAAAGAGGACGAGTTGGATGAGGTCTACAATTTAAGGGGAGTCACACCTTTGTTTGTATTTGACAGAAGCTGCGATCAAGTTGGATGAGGTCTACAATTTAAGGAGAGTCACACCTAATACTAAATATTTAAATTCTTATGATATTTATAAATAAATAATATTGTGAAAATTTTATTAAACGAGAAACAATTCAAAAATATTGTAGTTCTATTATCTGAAGATGATGATAAAAAAATAAATGTAATGTTTGTTGGTGACAGTCATAGTGCTGGTCAAGGGTACACCTGGAATTATGATTTGGAGAAACAACATCCAGAATGGAATGTAACACATATTGTAAAAGGTGGTAAAACAACAGAGTGGATGTTAGAAAATATGTTACCAGAATTATCAAAAAAACATTATGATTTAGTTTTCATATTAGGTGGTACAAATGATGTTATGTCACCATTACCAATTGAAACACCAATCAACAACATCCAAAAAATGGTTAATGCTGTCAACACCCAAGGTGGAAAAGCAATTGTTGTTATCGGATTTGATAGTGAATCTATTATGGATGTAAATAAACTACAACCAACAAAATATTGTGACAAAGAATGTTTAAAAAAGTTTAAACCAAAAAGAGTGGAGTTCCAACGTAAATTAGAAAATTCAATTCAAAACGCAATAGTAGTACCACCACTTATTGGTGATTACAGTTGGACAAATGATGGTATACACGTTGGTGGATCAAAACACAAATTATTATCAAGTACTGTTGAAAATTATATAACAAAAGGTGAGGTTAAAAAACAAAAAAAATCACTAATTAATCAAATATTAGACAAGTACACAGAAGTAATCCAAAACAAAAGTACAATTGACGCAACAAGTTCACGAAAAGAGATTAAACTATTACAAATACTCTTTTCAATTGCTGAAGGTCAAAAGAACAGAAATTTTTCTGGTACATTAGATTCTGATACCATTACTAGACTTAAAAAATATCAAACAACTAATAATTTACCGAATACAGGTATTTTTGATTATCAAACAATTTATAGTATAAATAACAAGATAAGTCCAAAATTAAATAAAGTTTTAAAACCAGAAATGACAAAAGAAACAATATCAGATCCTGGATCTTCAATTGTTAGTACGAGTAAATTAGTTAATGATTTAAAATCATTTGGTTTAACTGAAAATGCTGCAAAAGGTTTGACAGCAAACGCATATGGTGAAAGTGGTTTAAATTATAAAGCGAAAGGTGATTCGGGTTCCTATGCGAAGAACACTACAAAATCAATTGATATTGGTGGTAAAAAATATTGTTCATTTGGTTTATGGCAATTTAATGTGTGTGGTGGGTTAGGTATTGAGTTTTTAAAAAAATACAACACACTTAACAGCGGTAATACGGATAAATTAGAAACACTTTTTGATTATAATAAACAATTAGAGATTATGGGTAGTAAAATAATGAAAGAACAATCTAAAGGTGACAAAAGTGTTAAAACTTGGATTGACTGGATTGTTGATAATGTTGAAAGACCTGCTGACAGATCTGGTGCAAAACAAAAACGACAAAATTTTGCTAAACAACAAGGTTGGATATAAGTGATGAAAATAATAATAACCGAAAATCAATATAAATTAATTAAAGAAAACATTTCTTTAAAAGAAAAATTATTGGGTTTAATCAAAAAGGTTGGTTTTGAATCTGTAACAAAGATTGTTGGATCTTTGGATAAAACTTTTGAAATCTTTGATATTAAAGAACCGATGGATTTCTTAAACTTGTTTAACGATCTGGATGTTGTTCAGAGTGAAGAATATGAACATTGGGTGTTATATCGTTATAAAAAAGGTCATAATTTTATGATTTACGATAGAAAAAATGAGGTTGTTCATATCAATTATAATGAAATTTGGTCAGTTTTAGAAGACAAATTTGGTCTTAATTATGATGAAACTCAGGAACTTACACAGAGATGGTTGGATGAGGTCTACAATTTAAGGGGAGTCACACCGAATGATGACTTTGAAATTTATTAGTTTATGGCTGGATGAGGTCTACAATTTAAGGGGAGTCACACCTAGTGGGAGACTTCAAAGAAACAGCAGTCGGTTGGATGAGGTCTACAATTTAAAATAACCACACAAATAACAATAAAATAATTTGTTAATATCAAATTATATTATTATTTTTTTAATCAAAAGTTAATCATTATGAATGAAAATAATAAATTATATTGTGATGGCTGTATGGTCTGTAATAAGTGTGCAAAGATGAATGGTTTTTGTTCTTTAATTAAAGTTGGTGATGATAATTTTCAAAAACATTCTAAAGAAGTACGTTGGGTTGAATTTAATGAAGAGGGTAAAGGTAAAGAACTACGTGATAAAGTCATAGTCGGTTCTAGTTTAATTATGAGTCCATTTAATGAATCTTTTACCTGGATGACAACAATTGTTATTGAGATCGTAGAAGAACGTGATAATTACGTACATTTCAAAACAGAAAATACTGAATACAAACTATACTATAACATACAAAATGTTTAGATTTTCTTGGTTTGATATAAAATAATTAATTTTTTTTTTAAAAATGTTTTGTGGTTTGAAAAAAATGATTACATTTGTACTATAATCTTAAATTAATTATTATGTCAAGAACAAAAACATTAGGTCTTCACGAGTGGTCAAAGGAAGACACAATCATTACTTTGTATTTCGCAAAGTTCGGTACTTTTGGGTTGTATTTAAAAACCGAAAAAGCGCTTGCCGATTTTATTGGTACGTCAGTTTCATCGTTTAAGATGCAAGTGGCAAACGTTAGGACGTTGTTGGGTAAACACGAAGCAACATTATCCGATTATTCAAAACTACAAGAAGATGTTTTTTCTGAGTTTAATCGTGCGTCACAACTTTCTTTGATGAATAAAGTACGATCCATTATTAATCACGATGAAAATGAGTTAAGAGAAATTTTCAGTAAGATGGGTAAGGACTTTAGTAAGATGAGGAAAATCTCGTGATGACTATCAGAAACTGGTGTGTTATGAATATGACTGATTTTAGAGAGTCCGAAAAGTTTTTATTATCCTTGAACGTTGGTGAGGGTTACAATGATATTATTGTAACCAAAAAAACAAAAAAAAGGATACACTTATCAAACGGAAAAATTGTTACAATTAAAAATGGTGGTAATTTTTTATATTTGGACTCTGCTAAAAACGGTATCAATCAAATCCTAAGAGATATTCAAGGGTTTTTAATTTATAAAATTCATTGTTAAATGAAAAAACCCTGTAAAGAATGTCCCCACTTCATTCGTAATCGTCATAACGATATGATTGTTAATTTTGCTGAGAGAACTGGTAAGAAACACAATTGTCATATGACTGAAGGAAAAAAAGATTTGTGGAATGTTACAGATAATAAACTAGAGTGTTACGGTAGTAAAAATAATTTAAAAATAAAATAAGATGGAAAATACTAAAAACAAATTTGAAGGACTTTACATAATTGGTTATGGTTTAAGTGGTGGATTTGGTGGAATAAGAAATTATGAAGTCGTTGAAGCAAATTCTGAAAGTGAAGCGGAAATGATGGCTTGGAAGGCCGCATGTGACGAATATGAAAGTTATGTTGGTATGTACGGACTTAGAACCGTTGAAGAAATTATGGAGGAAGACGATATTGAAGATGAGGAAGAGGCTTATGAAACCTTCAATGATGAGAGAGAAAGTTGGTTGGACTATAATTCCCAACCATACTCCAAAGAGTACGAAAACGAAGTGAAGGGTTATCACTACCATAATGGTTATACTGATATAACAGGTTAATAAAATTACGGGATCCATTGAAGATTCAGGATATGTAACCAAAATAGATGTTAGACACGTTTATTTGGGTATTGTTTATGAAAATGGTAAGGGTGTGAATACAATTTACTACTCAATTGATTTAATCGTAAAATACAAATATTAAAAAAACTTTATATCTTTGTAATATGAAAACTGAATTGACATACGAAGAAAGAATCGCATGGTTTGTTGAAAACTATTACGAGAGTGGTATGGAATACCAAAGTCTTTTAGTTACAATGAAGGACGAGGATTTAGATAATTTTAAATGGTACGATGATTTCATATCAATACCAAAATACAAAGTAGAATCAAAATTTGGAACATATATGGAAACAAGAAATAGTACAAAAATAAGTACTGATAAACTTGGAGTGTTTATTGAACGACTTAAAAAAATTGGAATTGATGTGAAACTAATAGGAAACTTTCCTTGGGTTTATATTGATGAGATTTGTGGAATCAGAGTTACAGAAAGTTTTTGTGGTAATCACGGATTTACTGTGATGTTTCTTCCTGGAGGAAATCACGCTTCACCATCTGAATTTACAGATATTGAAGAGATTTTCAAACTTATACGAAAGTATGTTAAAGAAGCGAAATTTAGACAAACCGAAAAGATTAAAGCTCAGATTGAAGTATTAGAAAGTATTTGTGATAAGACTATGGAACAAGACGATCCAACTAAATACTTTGTGTTATGTGAGTTATCTGATTTAAAAATAAAACTAAAAGAAATAAAAGATGAAAAATAGTAAACTCTTTTTAGATGACATCCGAATTCCAAAGGATGCAATTACATTAATACCAACAAACTTCAATAAGTTTTATTGGGAAAATGACTGGGACATTGTAAGAAGTTATGATGACTTTGTACAATATGTAGAAACAAATGGTGTACCAGAATTTGTATCGTTTGATCACGATTTGGCTGACGAGCATTATAATGATTTATTTTCAGATAAGAACTGGTCAAAAGATGATTCAAACGTTGAGTTAGCCTATGAAGAATATAAGGAAAAAACTGGGCTTGATTGTGCAAAATTCCTTGTTGAATATTGTGCGGATGAAAACCAACCATTACCAGAATATTTGGTTCATTCGGCAAACCCAGCAGGTAAGAAAAATATTGAATCATTTTTAGAAAACGCAAAAAAACATTTAAGTTTATAATATGGGAAGAATATTAAAAAGAGTTCCACTTGATTTTAAGTGGTCAATTAATCAAATATGGAAAGGATATATTAATCCTTATCACAGTCAAGAATGTAAGGCTTGTGATCAAACAGGTCTTAATCCTGAAACAAGAAAAATTCACGATGAGTGGCATAATTTTGACAATCCGGTTTATAAACCAAATCCTTATAGACCTGGTGCTAGGTATAATGTAAACGCACATCGTAATAATATTACCGAAAGTGAGGTTGAGGCGTTGGTGAGAGGTCGTAGATTATCTGATTTACTTGATTCTTGGTATCATTTTAACGACGAGAAAAATGTATGGGAAAAGTGTGACACTTCAGTTCCTTATAAAGATAGAAAGTGGGTTGAATGTGAACAACCAAAATTTCCGACACCTCAAGAAGTTAATGAATGGAATATGAAGACTATGGGTCACGATGCGATTAACCGTAGTATCTGTGTTGAAGTAAGAGCAAAAGAACTTGGTGTTTATGGTATGTGTGAATGTTGTAATGGTGAAGGTGAAATTTGGTTTAATGATGAAATTAAAGAACTTTCCGAAAATTTCAAAGGTTATGAACCACCAATCGGAGAAGGATTCCAAATGTGGGAAAATACTTCTGAAGGATCACCACAATCTCCTGTATTTGAAACCCTTGATGAACTTTGTGAGTGGTGTTCAGAGAATGCTAGTATCTTTGGGATAAATCAATTTATATCCAAAGAAGAGTGGATGAGATGTTTGGGTGATGATTTATATATTAAAGATGGTGTTATATTAAATTAATTTTATATCTTTGTAAAATGGAAAAAGAATTTGTAACATATGAGTTAGCTTTAAGAATGAAGCAACTTGGATTTGATGAACCTCATTTTGGTTTATATGGAAAAAGTGAAGCTAATTTGTATAAAGTGATTGGAGATAAGTTTGATGTGGTTGATAATATTCATTTTATTAAAGCACCAACATTCTCACAAGCATTTAGATGGTTTAGAGATAAGTATAATATTTTTCCAGAGATTGTAACAGATTGTACTACCGAACCAAAATTTTGCTATACATACACAAGATTTTTTGGGAATCAAAATGATTTATCATCTGAAGAATGGGGTTGGGAAAATAATATTGGTCAATATTCCTTGTTGCATAGGATATATGAAGAAGCAGAACTTGCTTGTCTTGAAAAACTAATTGAAATTATTGAACAAAAAGAGAAGTAATATGAAATTAATTAAACTAATTGCATATAAAGACGGTACACCAATCTATATTAACATAGATAAAGTTAGTTATTTTTATGAAGTAAAACAAAGTGAACATTGGTTCCAAGGTGAACCAATAGTTGATAAATATACTAGTATTGGTGTAACAACTGACGAAAAAAGTGATTTTAAAGTTAAAGAAACACCAGTAGAAATTATTGAAAAAATTAGATTAATTAGAAACGCAAATAGTTCACAAATAGTATGAATTTAGACAAATTAACAATTGACGAACTTATTTCATTACGAAATAAAATTGAATATAAAATAAATTCTTATGAAGATGGGTATTTGTATATCTGTTCTGTCCGTCAGTTCGGTAGTGTCTGGGAAGAAAGACCAAGTAGTTTATATAGTTTAAAAGAACTTTGTAACGAATATAACGGAGACAATGGTATTGTTGATGTCTACTCTAACAATCCAAATTTGGAATTTCCTGAGATGGAATTTTACAACT